GGCGTAGGCAATAGTCTTGACGCGCCACGCATCTCGCAGGGCGCTAAGCGCTCCTCCGCAGGAGTCGCAAAGAGTCGCGCTGAACACTGGCTCTTTCCGAGGCCCACCGCGCTGAGTCTTTACTGCTGCCATAAGGTGCTCCTGACTATCCAAACGATGGTGGCAAGCGCCAGCATCAGGTATAGCGTACCCGCTGCGCCGCTGCCGCGCCGTGACGCTTCAGGCAACGATACTGCAACGAGGAGCGCCATCAGGAGGTGGGCTGCTGCAAGAACAACCCCAACGCTCTCCCAGCCGCTCATCCGCGTACCTGCCCAAGAATCAGCGCTAGGCGCTGGCAGGCAAGTTCCACTGCCTTGTCGGTTGTGCCGCCCGTGAAGGTCAACTCCTCGCCCATCGAGTCCTCTAGCACTACGGTGAACCCCGCAGCGCTCCATAGCACCGCCTCGTACCTGTAGCCAAGCATCGCCGCAAGCGTGCTGAGATTCTCAAGGGTGTATTCGCCGGTCATAGGCTCTCCTCGTCAATCTGGTCCACGAGTTTCCAGAATGCCCTCTCACTCGTCAGTTCGCTGGTGTCAATCTGAATGTCAAAAGGTGCAGCCTTCCACGCCTGTTCGGTGATGTCCTGTGAGCCTACAAGTTGCCCGAGGCGCTGGGACCTCACTTCTGCGGAGGCGTGTACGCGTACCAGGAGGATGTCTGGGCTGACTGACTTGAGATACTCCGCTTCACGGGGTAGGCGCACATCGTCAATCACCACGCAGTATCCCATCGCTAACAAGTCAAAGTAGTCACGCCTCCATACCCTCAGCCAAAACTCGTTGTCAACCTCTCGGAGCGCCGCGCCAACATCCTGAAACAACTCGCGCCCCGTCAGCGTCGTTGCGCCGGAATAGCGCTGCACCTCTAGGGACTCTTGCTTGCCGAGGCTGGGATACGCGAGGCGAGTGACCTCCTTGATGGCGTCGGCAATCCCGTGCCGCTGATAGCCACGGAACTCCACCAACTGCTCCGCCAATGTGGTCTTGCCAGAGCCCTGGGGCCCAATCAGTGCCACGCTACGCATTGTCACACTCCCTGTACCACGCGCGGACGAATGCCCGCAGGTCATCGAGTGTATTCCCTACCACCTGCGCCTTGTCAAGCCCTCCCGTGAGCCGGCTCACCTTTTGCACCGTGGTCACCCCGTCCCGCTGGTCACCGCGCACGACCAGGACCGTGAACCGTGGCTGGTTTGCGAGGGATAGGAGGAGGATGCGCTGCCCCTCGCTGATGTCCTCCCCAGGCTGCTTCCACTCCTGTACAAGAAAGTTGCCTCTCCTCTCTGCTATCAGGTCAAGGTTGCTGAATCCCCATCGTGGGTTTGATTCGATGAGCCCGTCAATGTCAGTCGTGTCTATGTGAGGCGCTTGCCTGTTCCGCATCGTCACTTGGCTCCTCCTCTCAGAATAATCTCGCCAATGCTCAGCGGGTGCTTTGAGTAAGTGTCTCTCTCTTTCTCTCTCTCTTTGTCTGTCTCTCTCTCGGGGTGTTTCTTTTGCGTTTCACTTGCGTTTCTTTGGGCCGCTCTGAAGCGTGAAACCCGCTCACCGCGTGTAGGGTCCACTTGATGTTTTGACCAGTTTGCGACAAAAACTGCTTCAGAAGTTGCCAAAAGCAACTCGGATTTGACAAGAGTTTGGATGTGAGCGTGGTAATCCTTTGGCAATAGCGCCTTAAGGTGCGCCAGGCTCTCAAACTGACCCTGCGGGCGCTGACGCTTTGCGCGGGTCAGCACCTTGATGTATGTGAGTTGCGCGAGTTTCGGGAGGATAGCCACCTTGCCATCCTCATCCCATCCCGTGCTTAACTTAATCCAACTGCCGTTGCTCACTTTGCCTCCTCCTGCTCCTCGCAGTCTGCGAGCAGATACCCGCACGACTCGCATTCTGCTATGTAGCACTCCACCTCGTGACCCTCTTTTTGACAATCTCTCCACTCCCACGAACTCCTGTCGTGCCAGCAGTCCTTATCTCTTTGTCTGCGTACCTCAATTGATGCAATCATTTGTTCCTCCTCCTGTGCGGGTTATGGGAGGCGGCAGATTGCGCCACCGCCTCCCGTGTGCTATTGGGCCTCAGAATGGCAACTCCTCTAGTGACTCCTCAGGAACCATACGAGGCTTGACCGGTGCCGCTGTGCCAGTTTGCGCCGCCACCCACTTAGGGCTCGGCTTGTCCTTGCACCACGAGCCGTCCGGAGCCTTGTGGCTTGCCGCCCAGAATGGGTTGTACGGCTTGCCGCTCGCCTTGCTGATTCCGCCTGGCTTGAGTTGCCACGCCTCTCCGTGCGAGCAGCCGCTGTCACTGGCTACCTCGGCAAAGAGCATTGCCGCCTTGAGAGCCACCTGCGCATCGTCGCTCAGGGTGCTCGTAGAATCCCCTGCAATGGGTGCTGGAGCCACCAGGACGGGCGCTGACACCCTCCCGAGGGTCTGAGTACCCTGTGGAGCCCTCTCGGGGCTGTATAGGCTCCTGCCTACGCCAATCTGAGCAGCGCACCTGCGGAGCGCATCCGAGGCGGCTGACTTCAACGGCTCGTCATCTTGCGCGCTGTTGGGATAGCCGAAGTCCTGCCGCATTGTGGTCTTGCCCTCTACCACGATGGCGAGTGAGCCGTGTACCACATTGCGCGCCGGGTCAGCCACCTTCACCTCAAACTGCCAGCCTGCAAGCCCGAGCACATCGTCAAGTCGCTGTGCTACTGCCCGTGCGTCTGCATAGGTGAAGGTCATCCCCGCCCTGCCTGGGCGATGCTTCAGGTCCTTCTCATCGAATGGCGCTGCGAGCGCCTGTGCGGTTGTCTGCTTTTCTGTCATTCTCCGATTCCCTCCTGCTTAAACTTGAACACTCGCGCACCAGGTGTTTCCTTGGTGTACGCGTTTACAATCTCCGGCGCAGGCTTGAGAGCCTCCATCAAGAGTTTGTAGTCAACTGTGTGGCGTGGCTTGCTCTGCTTCCAGGTTGCTTGCCAGCCGCTGCCAACGATGCCCTGCTTGGCACCGATAGCCTCCTTGAGCCCGATTGCCAGATTGTCCACCTCCTGTTCTAACAACTTCAGTTCATAACTGCGCTCCGAGTACAACGATGCAAGGCGCTCGATGCTCGCATCTGCTTGGGCCCAATCCTCACTTTCTTGAGGCGTGACGAGTGCCAGCGCCTTTGAGTCCTGCCCAGTCATCGGTGGCGGAGTTCCCGCTGCCAGCATCTCCTGGAACTGTTGCGCCTTGACGAACAACTCCGCCTGATACTTCCAGTCTGCCTTGACGCGCTCAATGCGGAACACGAGCCCGCCGAGGAGCACTGCGATGTCGCACCAGGGCGCGTCCATAATCCACATCTGCCACTGCACCTGCGCTACCACCTCGGGAGGCACTGGGTACATTGACCATCGAGGTGAGGCGCTGGTCTTAATCTCAACCAGCCCTGGCTCGCCTACAACCGTGCGGTCCAGGCTTGCCATCACCCACGGGATTTGCTTCATCCGCACGATGCCGTTTGAGCGCTTGAGTTTGCGACCAGTTTCCATCTCGTAGAAGGTGGCAACCGCATCCTCAAGGATGATGCCCCGTTGGGCCGCTGCGCCCGCCGGCTCAGGCTCGTACTTGCCCAACTTCTCCGCCCAGAGTTGGTATGGAGTCTTGTAGGGGTTGAGCCCTGCAATGACTGACACCTCTGTTGCGGTGATTCCCTCCTTGCGGAGTGCGAACCACTCTGGGCTGCGCTGCTCCGCCTTGACGAACTCCCACTGCTTACTCACTTGACCTCCTGCTTTGCTTCTGCCTTCGCTGCCTTCAAGAGCAGCCTTGCCTCATCGAGCCTCGCGCCCTTCTCAAGCCTGTAAATGTCTACGAGGCGCTGATAGTGCCGCACCTTGCACGCTAGGCAAAGGCGCTGCCCAATGCCTGGCTTAACCTCTGTGCGCTGCTTCGCCTCGCAGACGAGGCACTTCCAGGTAATCACTCCACCTCCTTCGCGCCTTCAAGCGCTGCGTCCACCGCGTCCTGGGCGTAGTGCTCCGCAATCTCGTGCCAGTCCACGCGCCCGAGCGCCGTGCCAACGATGTCTGCAAGGAGCCCCTCGTGCTCTCCCAGGTCCTCGGTAATGCGCTCCTTTAGCCAGTCTGCGAGTTTGCCTGTGACCTCGTGTAGCAGGTCATCGTCGGCTGGCATTGACTCCTCGGCAATCTCGTCTGCCTGTTCCGATACCCCGAGGCTGCCGCCTGCATAGCCGTCGTTGTCAATCCATAGGCTGACCAGCCAGGTTTCTTTGTTCGTCCATCCGTTGTATGACTTGTCCTCTAGCGTCATCTTGTCCTCCTCTCTCTGCCTACGCCATCGAGCCAAGTGCTAGCAGTAGCACCATCGCGATAGCCCAAACCAAAACTGCCGCTGCTTCCAGTAGCGTTGTCACTTTGCGCCTCCCTTCTTTGCCTTCTTGCCCTTCTTGGGCCCGATGTCCTCGCCGGTCATAAACTCGCGTGCGATGCGCTGCTCTAGCGCCGCTGCGATTCTCTTTCCCAGGTCGCTGTCCTCCGAGAGAATCTGGAGATGCGGAATGTTCGTGTCCAATAGTGCGAACTTCTTTGCCTTGCTCACTTTGTCTCCTCCTTCACTTGCTGGTATGAATAAATGACCGTGTTCACCCGCTCCTTCTCGCAAAGGATGCAGAGCGGGGTGTCTGGCAACTTCGTA